CGGCGGGTATTCACTTTGATCTGTCAAAGTTGATAGAACTAAAAACAACGCTGTCGGAAAAGCATCAATTCATTACGTCGCAAATGGCTGAGTTAGTCGGTCTTGTACCACTCGGTAAGTGGTCTAAGACACTGCATCCCCGCAATGGAGATGATGTAACAGACAACGAGTCGGACGCCGTCCCGGGTATGTTTAAGTACCTAGGCAAAGAAATCGATAAAAAAGACAATCGTGAACGCTACACCTATAGAGCCTGGACGGCGTTTTCTCCGAACTCTTTAGCTCACAAACTCTATGCGCTCAAAAAGCTGTATGGGTTTGAATCCCCGAAGCGCACCGCCTCCGGCAACGAGGCACTAGACAAAGAGGTGCTAAAAGCATTAGAATACCCACTAGCTAAATTGTTGAGTGAGTACTCGGTCTATGAGAAGTTGATGTCCACGTATATCAACAAATTTATTGATAGTGGTGGAGTTTTGAAAGGGTCTTGGATCCAATACGGTACCGTTACTGGACGTATTTCGTCACGCAACCCGAACTTTCAGAATCTTCCAGCCCGTGGGGAGTTTGGTGATGCGATCCGAGACACTGTGATTGCGCGATCGCCCGATCACCGGTTAGTTGGGATCGACTTGGATCAGATTGAGTTAAGAGTTTTATCCTGGTACCTGGTCAACATGTTCAAAGATGAGCTAGACGACTATCCGGATGCCAAAGTGCTTTGGGACTGTTTCCACGCGGGAGGTGATCCGCATCAGCTAAAAGCCGATGAGGCCAACGTATCGAGATCGGTTGCCAAAACGTTTAATTTTGGTGACTTGTACGGGTCAGGGTACGCCCGTGCGGCAAGCATCATTGGATGTACGGTTGAAAAAGCGAAAGCGTTGATGGATGAATGGAGAGCGGCAACTCCAGCCACCCAAGAGCTGAAACGGCGCGTTTGGGATAAGGCGTCAAAAAATGGCGGTGTCGTACACACCCTATATGGTCGGCGTCTGGTCTACCCAGACATTTGTCTGCCGGTGTTTAGCTGGAAAGAGAGACAGTCCAATCAATCGACCCGGGTACTCGGTAATGCCTCCGTCGAAGAGCTTTGTAAACGGCGAGCCGAAGCTCAACGGCAAGTATTTAACGCCCTGATCCAAGGGACGGCGGCTGACATCTTTAAGATTTTGGCAAGACAGGCGACGACTCAACTGCGCAAGATCGGAGGGATTCCCATTCTAAATGTCCACGACGAATACGTGGTGGATGTCCTAAAAGACCATGACGAAGAGGCCAAGACCATACTCAATCAGGTATTTTGCATGACGCCTGAAAACAGTTTACTGCCTGGACTGCCGATCACCGCAGAAGCCAAAGTAGGGCGAACCTGGAAAGAATGTAAATAAGGGCCAACTATGAAAATGAACGAAGATCAGATTGGGCTTTACCAAAAGCTGATGCAGGTGAAAGCGGAGTTACCAACCGTCACAAAAAATGCCGTTAACACGGAATACCACAATCAGTACGTGACGCTTCATTCGGTGTTGAGTCTGATAGAGCCGACCTTAAAAAAATATGGGTTGTATCTAGAACAGCCTCAGGAGATCCGAGACAGTCTGCTGGTCCAAGTATCCCGGATTGTGGATACCCAAACCGGGGCGTACTGTGAGTCGATGTTGGCCATCGACCCAGACCTAACAGCTCATCAAGTGTGTGGAGCATCGACCTACTACCGGCGATATACGCTGCTTGGATTGCTGGCGTTAGCGGCTGAGGATGATGATGGTATTACGGCGACGAGACGACCCCCTGAAAATCCATCACCAGAACGGAAACAATTTAGATACCCAAAGTCTAGGAGTTAACGATGCCTTTCAGAAAAGCAGGACTAGCGAAAAGAAATCCACGACCGAAAGAGCCAGAAAAAGATACTGGTTCTGCGTTTAGAGAGGTCGGTTATATTCACCTCTACCCATCCACGAAAGAGGACTCTAAATACCTGTTCCGGTTTGAGGTTGGACTCGATAGTCTAGAAACCTGTTTGGCGGGGTTTCTGTACGAACCCAAACAGGATCATCAGACCAAGGCGGTGTTATGGGGTGGGATGTATGCCCAAAAAAAGACCAAAAACCAATACACCATCGACTTTGACCATCAAGTCGGTTTTTTATCGTTGTATGAAAACCAGAACGGTAGAAGTTCAAACGTCCTCTATGGTTACTTCAACGTCGCCTCTGACTGGGATGATTTAAGGCTTCGCGTGTCGCTGTACGAAGAAGAAATGGACGATGGGGCCGTTGGGTATTCAGGCAAGGTTATTCAGAAAGTCGAGGACTCAAACCAAGAACCCGAACAAAAACCAGAAAAAAGACCGCAACCGAGCAAGAGTCCCTTTAGAGAGCAGCTTCGACAGCGACACAATAGCCCACCGGAACACCACGACGACACCCCGTTTTAAGTCGTTTGCTCACGGAGTAGTTGAGGATCTCAGCTACTCCTTATTCTTAATGGAGTAAAAACCACATGACCGCTTACAAAAAAGACCCCGATGACGCGGACATCAAAATGTTCAGACGATACCTGGAACGGAAAATACAGATAACGTTTATGGACGAAGCGTATTACGTGCAGGGTTGTCAAATTGTGTATCGGATACCGGTTGAAAAGGGCTATCAGTCTTTTGAAGACCAGTATCTACCCCTGTACTGCTGCGCAGAGGATGAAGCGATCGCCAACGGCTACCTGGGTGATCTGTTGTCTATTTATGCCGAGTTTTGTCCGTCAACCGGTCGATCGTTAGAACAACTCAAAGAGACTCGGCTCAATACCTTTTTGCTACACGCTGAAATCCTGCAATTGATACAGTAATTGATTTTAGCTACAATAGTCATGTTGGCCTACTAACATAGCTCCTTACGTTGAAAAATCATGCCAATAAACAAAGACACGACGGATCTCATAAAAGTCACAATGCCGAAAGCAACCAAGGCGGCTCTGGAAATGGTCGCAAAGCAAGAATGTGTGTCCCTCAGTGCGTTGCTGCTTGACGCGGCCATTGAACTCTATTTGGCGGGCAGACACCGCGTAAAATCGAAAAAGTCAGAAGCGTTTGATCTAGGTCGCCAATAGTCGAATCCCTGAAAAATGACTGGTTTGTCCGAGCGCCGCGGCCGAGGCTGTCCCGTTTAGGTCAGGATAAACCGATACCTGCATCGTATCGGCGTTAGACAGTTGCACGATGACCGAACCGGTGGATGCAAAGGACGCTCCAGATAATGGTGTACTCGTCCAGTTTTGCAGTGTTCGATCGCCTTGATAAATGATTGAACTGTTGTTGTAGTTCAGGTACGTGTCATGAAACGTGTACGTTGTACCCCCGGTGCTGTCAAAAACAACGCTTGTCCCGTAGGAAAACAACCAAATACCCGGTTTCGTACAACTGAATATACCCGTGGTTGAGGAGTACTGACTATCGGTGTCGTAGGTTTCGGTGTTAAAGATGGCGGTATTTACCGACGCTTTTGTCAACGACTGGTTTGACAGGGTTCGTCTCGCTAAGAACCTGGAGTGCTGGTTTTTGACAAACGCGGTGGTCGCAATGGACGTATCACTGTCGGAGTCTGCGGGGGTGGTCGATACCGGGTTACCTCCGAGCGCCGGTGAGTTGGCTAATAGATTTGTACCATAGGTATTCACAAACGCGGTGGTTGCTAACGACGTATCGTTGTCACCGGCCGTGGGTGTGGGTGCTGTTGGATTGCCTGTAAATACCGGTGACTCTAATGGCGATAAGGTGCTGATCATGTTGGCAACTGCACTCCGCGTTGCCGTCTGTACCGTGTCAGCACTCCACACCGCATAGTTATACGCGGCGTTAATGGGCACATAAGACACCCCCGCAAACGACGGCCCTACCCCATTGAGGGCGTATTCATAGGCCCGTCTAGAGACTCGGTTTAACTCTTCTTCCCACAACGCCGAATTGAACTTATTGGCGAACGTCACCTCTTGCACGCGCATGGAGGGTGTGTTTCGCCTCACTTCTGCGGCTAGCGCACTGCCAAAGGCCGTACCGACATACGTTAATACCGTCCGACTCGTCTTTGTCCAGTTTGAGTTGGGGTTGATCACTCCGTTGACGATGACCGTAAAGTCTTTTACGGTCAGATCCGCCATTAGATTTGCATTGGTCACGTCCACTGTAAATGGGGTTGTCCCGCTTGGCGTTGTAAACGGGACGTTATTTGTGGTTAAGTCGGTTGGCATCGTCTATTACCTTTTGTTCATCGGGTGTCGCGGGTAGGTTATGGATGATCATGTTTTGTCTCTGTAGCTCACGTATAGCGGCGCGTGGTTTTAATCCTCGCTCCGTACGCCATTTATAAAATCGTCGATAGTCTAATTCCAGAGCTGCCCATGCCGCTTTCATGGCTCCAATCCGTTGCTCTTGTTCCGCTCGTCGCTTTGGATCGGCGATGGTCGGTAAGTTCTGGGATGCCTTTTGGATCGTTTTTTTGCCATCGAGCAGCGCGGCCCGGATGGTCTCCTCGCGGTATCCCATGTTGTAGGCGATATCTAGATATTGCGGGTTTAGTCCACCATAATCGCGTAACATCTTGATCCACCATGTTTTGGATACTTCGTCATCAACCCGATCCCGGTCGGATCGTTCGGCTCCAAAAATCGACAGCTTACCGGGTCGTTTCAGCGCACCGGTCTTTGTGTCGTATTCGGGGCGCAGACCAAAGATTCCGCCTGGGTTTGCCCGGTTTACTGTCCCTAATATCGGGACTAAGGTTTCCAACCAATACCGACCTAACGGGTGGATATATGTACCCAAGAAGGAGGAGTATTGTCGGCCGGTGTCATCCTCTTTCAAACTCCGACCGGTTCGGATGTCTTCCCCTTTGATCGTCGAGGCGATCGCTTGGTGTATTGGGTACGTGTCCTTGAGGATCCCGTCTAGATACCCGTCTGATGGGCTGGTATCCCACGGTATATTCTTTTTAATCTGGTCATCCGGTGTTCTGGGTTGGGTGGCTTCGGTCCAAATCCCAAACGACCGTAATACCTCATTCGCGCCAATTTCAAGACCATTCCAGGCATCGGCCATCGGGTCAATGGGGGTCATGGGCAAGGCGAAGTAATCGCCATTTGGCATCTTCCAATACCAATTTTTGTCGTTGAGCACATGGTTGGGGAGTCCACCTTCTGGAAAATCCTCCCCTTCGAGGTACATGGGTGCGTTTTGAGCCGCATACAGTTTGTTAAACGTGGCAAACGCATGCGGATTGCGCAATACGTGTCTCACTTGCATGGGCAAATTGCGGGATCGATAGGTCCAAAATGGCACGACGTACCGTCCAATGAATTTATCCACACGGCCCAAATCGTCATACCAATAAAAGTACTGACCAATATGTTCAACGGCTTCCTCTAAATTCATATGTCGCGTTTGACCCGTGGTGACCAGACGCGTCGCATCATGGATGGCGGCTCTGGCTTTTTCGACAAACAGTCCAGGACGGTTAAAGGCGTCGGTGGCTGTCAAACTCTTTAAGACTGAAAACTTAGCGGCGTTGTCAAAGGCGTTGTTAAAAAATCGAAACGGTTGTCCTGCCACATCATTGATGGCGTATTTGGCCATCTCAGACACTTCCTGGATCGCTCGCCCCCAAGATTTGTACTCGTTCACGGTATTCCAAAGGTACCGCGCCCCACGCTTCACGTTGAGTGGATTCCAACTATGAAATGCGTTACCCACCGTCTGACCGTTAAACGCCGTATAGGCATTGACCAATCCCTGCTCAACGGCTTGGTGATACAGGGCTCGTTCGGTGACCAGCTCACCGCCAAACCCCCGATAGATTTTACGAGTGTCATCGAATACGTTATAGCCGACTTTGTGCGCCGTGATCGTCTTAACCAGCGTCGGTAAATAATCCAGGATGTTACCCCCCGCGGCACCCACCTGGACAAACTGAGACCACAACTGACGGGTGACAAATCCCGTGGTCGCGGTCACCATCGTCCGAAAGGTGGTCATCAAATCTCCGAGGACCTGACCAAATACCGACATTTTGGTGGGTGAGGTTGAGATGTCCAATAGGGCATTGTTTAAGTCACTGACAATCGGATGGACGTAGGTACTTTTAAAGGCCTCCAGATCGGATAACCCAAACTGCTTGTGCAGCTTCGCGGGGATTGAGTCAGAGAGTGGGACAAACGATCGATACAACTTGGGATTCGCGGCTCGTTCCGCCGCTGACACACCCCAACCATTTTCAATCGCATTGCGAACCATCATCCACTCCATGCCCGATTTACCGGCCATGCTGGATAACTGCTCTTCAAACAATTGAGCGGTTCTCCCCCAATCGGTTGAGATTAATTCGTCTAATTTAAATGGCAATCGTGGATAAAGCGTTTTTAAGTGGTTAAAGATTTCTTCGGATGTCATGGGCGTTTTCGACAAGATATTCGAGCGAACCAGCCGATCCACCGTCTCTTCATCTAAATGCTCGAACAGAGCACGCCCTAATACTTTTGAGTCATCCAACACATCTCGGATATTTTCAATGACTTGACCGGTTTCGTCTGATAGAACCTTGTAGATCTCTGGGTTTTTTGACCGAAATAGATAATCCAATAACACTTCATCCTCCGCCAAAAATTTGAAGCTGTTTTTGGCGGATGTAAAGACGTCTCGTAGATTTTTGGTAATGCCATCTGAAAACTTGACACCATCGTCGATCATTTCCCAGTCAAATCGTCGGAGTGCTTCGGCTGAAAAGATCTTCGGGAAATACCCGATCTCCTTCAACTGCTCGATATTAATCCCGGCTCTTGCTCCGATGGCGATTGCTTCCTGGTACACGTCAGCCACCTTATGGGCATTGTCCAACAGCATCGCGACATCGTCGTCATCAAACCCCAATCGACGCAACCGCTCGAGAAAGTTATCCTGTCGTTTCTTTAGTAATGTGGTCCCATTCGAGGCCAAATCGCCGTATTCATTGATGTATTTCTGCCAGCCGATCTCCTCGGCTAACGAGGTGATCGTCCGAAACTCACTATCGCTGAGACCGTATTTCCGTTTCAAGGGTAATACCTGCTTCCACGCTTTCTCGTTGATTTGGATAAACTCGATCTTGGCTAACGCTTCATGTACGCCGCCTTCCCACAATCGACGGGCTCGATTAAAAAACTGTCTGACTTCCCCGGAGGGTGTGTATCTGTTGCCGAGTCCGAACATGTCGTAGGCGACGGCAAAATCTCGTGCCAGTTGATGTTGGATGCTCCGGGTACCCAACCCTGGGTTTAATTTATTCACCTGCGAGAGTCTGGCCGCGTTTTCATACCGCGTCAACACGAGTTTTAACGCTTGGTCACGGGTTGCCTCTAACCCTTGTTGGACCGCGTTACGGGCATTCTTTAATCGGGACGCTAATAATTCCATCCGGCGGGATACATCATCCAATTCAGCGTCATTAAAGGTCCCTTTCCCTCGCTGTAATTGGGGATCCGGTAACGGGAGTTCACACCCTAAACTTTTTGGTGTTACAGGCATGGTTTGTCGGTCTCCTGTGCATAGCCTCTACGTTTTAGGTCCTCTACGGGTTCAACCCGTCCTCGATCCACGGTTCGGTTCGTAATGGTTCGGTTTTCATCGGTCACAATGTCGATTAGCTTGTCATCGGCATCCGCCAACTCTTCGGCCAGTTCAGACGCCCGCTGCTCTGCTTTGAGGTAGGCCGACTGTAAGCGTTCCGCGTTTTCCGCTTCTAACGACAGATGGGACTGTAACCGATTCGTTGACGATGTGGCTGAACCAAAGAGTTCATCGGCCCAACGGTCTACCGATAACCGAGCCGCTTTTTGTTCCAGCATATCGCCGGTTCCAACAGCCACCTTGGATAGGGTCTCAATCGGTAATGGCCCTTCGGTTTTTAAGACATTCACAATGACATCATCCGCCGTCTGTTTGATGATGGAGTCATAACCCAGACCCTGAATACCCGCGGCGACGCTCCGTTGGAAGGCCAACATCTTGTCTTCGGGGATCATGCGTGGGTTGAGTTCAGCCCACGTTTCGCGAAACGCCGTCCAGTATTTATCCAACGCCGCATTGGATGTTTTGGCGATGTAGGATCGCGTCAACTTTGGATCTAAAAACTGTTTGACGCTATCAACAAACACCTTACGCACGGTTTCATCCGGTTTGACGTTGGCATTGAGGGCTCGTCTGGTATCCAAACCGACCTCATGCACCATGCCGCTACCGTTCTCAAAATACCGTGCCGTCGGTACGTGCGGTTTGTTGACCTGTGGGTGAGCTAAGGCAAACTGCGTGGCGACGTCTGGTTTTGTCGTAAAGTACACCCCGGCTCCTAACTCATTGGGTGCCGATCCATCGACCGGGTTAATCCGAGACAGGTCCTCAATGTCCAACTTGGTGCCATGATAAAACGTTCGACCCACTACAAATTTCGTATTTAGACCATCTCTCGCGGCTTTATTGCGCGGTGGTTTTGGGCTCTTCACCGCTGGATCGACGACGGGTTTCGGTTGGATGCTTAAGTCCAGGTCATCCATACCCCCCAATACCTGCTTCGACTGTAATTGAGAGACAATGGGCGATCGCTCAAGATTTGGAGCCGATTCTAGCTGCTCTGTTCTGCGCATCAACCGTTTCAATGCCTGTCTTAATTTATCTTGCAAATCCTGTGATTTTTTTGCCGCTCGCGTGTAACTCGCTTGGAGGTCAACCAGCTTCGTGGTTTGAGCTAGAGCCGGTGGAGATTTACCCGCCATACCCTCTGGCATTACAGCCTTTGAGATGACTTTGGCTAACTCGTCTTTGGGTGTCTTACGCAATACCTCCGCGGCTTGCTCGGCGGTCTTTCTGGCAACCTGTCGGCTGGCTGGACTCACATTGACTTTATTGGCCGCTCGTTGCGCTTTTTGAATCCATTCTTGGGCTTGGGTTGCCGTAATCTTTTTGCCACCCGCTGAGCCGGCTTTGGCCGCAAAGTTAGGAGCCCGGGCCGCGGTTTGTTTGGCGGTTTGGTTGGCAACCCGGACACTCTTGGTCAGTCCCGTCACAATATTGTCGGTGATATTGCCGGTCACCAGATCCAAAACGATGCCAGCCGCCCATTGGTACGGATTGTTTGGGTCGGTTACCGGAGACAGGTACCGACGTTCGGTATTCACATTACCAAAGCCTAAGTCATCACCATTTAAGGCATCAAAGAGGCGCGATTGCTTATTGAGTGGGTTGTTTCCTGAATACCGATGCGTCGCTACATCCGCCACGTCATAAATAAACGAGTTGAGGACTTGTTGCGGGATATTAAAGATGTAGTTCGCGAGTCCCATCGACCCTCGACCATAGGCTCCAAATTCACCTTTCGCGAGGTCGAGTTTTGGTTTGGGTGTTGGTTTACGCGGATCCGTGGATTCCGGGGCGGATAAATACGCGAGGGCTTCACTAATTTCCTTTTTGTTCTCTTCCGTTAGGATGCCCTCTCTTCGGTCGATCGATCGACCGGCAAACGCATCCCCCCACATGTTGGCAATCGCACCCAACGTCCGAACGGCAATACCCGGTAATTGCATCCACGCTTGATACCCTTCCCACGATCCTTGGAAAAAGCCGAGCGGTTCTTTTCCTTGCTGTTGGCTCTGTATTTCTTGCCCGATGATGGAGGCTGGACCGCCCCGGGCCTGTATGGCGTTTTGTGTGGCGGTTGTAATGTGATCCTCACCCACCTTACCGGTGATGGGTGGAACCGATTGCGTTAATCCAGCAAACTGATTGGTGGTATACGCGTTAAAAAACTCATCTGCACTGCTGTTGGTTTCTTTGAGGTCGTAGTAGGCCTCTGGATACCAATTCGCAGACGGAGACGGTATATCATCCTTAAAAATAGATTCAATGATCTTTCCATCGGTCCATTCTTTCTGTTTAGCTAGCTCTTTTTTAAGCGCGTCTTGCGATGCTTTAATCACCTCTAATGGGTTTTGATCCCAGTCTGCATTGGGTGCGTTAAACGGGTTGTAGTCAATATTGACCGGTACCGGGAAACTCGGATTAAATAAATCACCCTCGGCGTTTTCAAGTGTTGAGTCTGGAGATACCAGGTCGGTTGATGGCATGGCCGGTAACGGGTCACCCTCTTCATCGGACCCCGTGATCAACGGATGATTCAGACGGCCCTCGTTCACCGTATTGGCTTCTAACGTCGGCAGTAGTTGCGAGGGTTTCGGTTCGGTCATCGGGGTTGGCGCGCCGTCCACCCCCGTCTGATTCGTCCGGATGGGTTGCACATCCCGTTTTTTCGCTTCTTGGGTTGGGTTTTTGGGTTCGAGTACACTCATCTCAACGGAGCCTCATGGGTAATAATTTCGCCGTATTTCCGGATCATGTTTTGACAGAGTAGGCAACCCCCAACGGGAGCACTGTGAACCCGCCGCATCGAGACTTGTCCTCGATCATAACTGGTCTGATAGCGCCGTCCCACATGCTCACCCAGCCGTTTTACATACCCACTAAAACTAATACTGGAGTCCCGGGCACTGCTGCGAGATTGGGGGGATTGATTTAACAGCCCCTCACCCCCAAAAATGATCGCCAATACGTCCTCTACCGTATTGAGTCTGCCTTTATACGGGGCTAAATACTCCTGTACTAAGTCCATCTGCCGGGTTCGACTCCACCCGGCAATTTCGAGCAAGTTGATGGTGCGCCCATTCATGGTCTTTGTAATCCCACCGACATCATCGGGGTAAAACTGGATGAGTCCCGTGGCTCCCTCTGCATTACGAATGGAGGGCGAAAAGGTACCCCCGGTCTCAAACGCCATCACATCCACTAACCACTGAGCCGGGATGCCAACAGAATCGGCAACAGAGGCAATTTTGCGGGCAAATTGACGGTCTTTGGCAATCACACCGTAACCATAGTTGGCTTGCGGATTATTTCGACCTTGATAATCTTGTTTGTGGATTGACGCATATCCGTTTGACATGGGATTTGCGTTGTTAAATAGGACCCGTTGTCTCACAATCAGGCGTGGATTTACCTTGAGCAATCCACCGCTGGCTTGGGGATTGCTGGGATACCCGGATGTGAGTCCACTCCCCATCCGTCCAGGGGCCGTATGGGTGGGCGGTGATCCTAACCCTCTGGGTGAGTGCTTGGCGTGTCGAATACTGGACAGATAGCGGATTGGGTCGATTGTCCCCGTTTGCGGATTTGTAAAACTGGTGTCGTTGAGCCAGACTTGGAAATGGAGGTGACGCCCGGTCGAATCTCCGGCATGGGGGTCTGATGGATCACCCCCAATCAAACCGACGGCATAACCCGGTGGGATGCTCTGTCCATTTTTGACATTTAACTTTCGGAGATGGGAATACTGCTCCACCCGTCCATCATGGGTTCTAACCATGACCGTACCGCCATAACCACCCCACGTATCGGCCAAGACGACGGTGCCTCCTTGGACGGTCAACGCACTGACGTTATCGCCGGTCGCAGCATAATCGATGCCCGAGTGGAACCGCTTGCCTCCCCGAATGGGATGGGTTCTCCACCCATAACCACTCGTAACCGTGACCGGTACGCCCCCGTGGAATGGGATCGTGACCCCGTTGATTTTCGCAAACGGGGCGATTGGGGGTGTTTCGGGGTAGCCGGCGGCTACCCCTCGGTTAAAATTTGGCAGTACCGATCCCCCTTTCTTTTTTGCATCATACGCTTCAGCCGCTTTTCGTTGCCCTGATGTTTGCGCCTCCATCTGTTTTATGTACGCATTGTCTTTTGGGTTATCAATGTTCAGTCCAACGGCTAACCAGCGATCGCGTAATTCCCGCATCGCTGGCAGTACTGTTTCACTCAGTCGGATGATGGCATCTCTGACTTCTGGAGACGTTTCGGGTCTCAAAATAGGCAACCCGGTTCTTGGGTCTTTCTGGGTTTCGACCTGTTTTAAGATCCCCGTTATGGGGTCAATCGTTTGGGGGTCTCCCAAGCGACCGGGGGTTACCTGGTCGATCACTTTAGCGACCTGCACCGAATACTGAGCGTATTGTTGTTGGAGCGCGAGCCACTCTTTGCGATCTTTGTTAAAGTCTTCTGCGGCCTGTACGGCCATCCGCTGCAAGGTGGTCAGCGGCGTTTTCCCTTCTTTGGCCGCTAACAACAGCATCCGAGCTTCCGGGCTGTTTTGGAGGATGTCGTACGTCAACGCTCCAACATGATAGGCTTCTGCCTTGTTTGCATCATCAAAACTAACGACCTCCGCTCGGTCTTGGGCCATTTTTCGCAACGCTTCTTGATTCTTTTCGTACGTCACCGCTTTGTCGGTGGTACTAAAGATATCGGGTACGTTCCCGGCCAACTCAGGCACACCATGCTTTGTCGCGACATACCGTAAGGTTGATCGATATTCGTATTCGCCAATTTCACCTTTGTTATATTGATCGACGGTCGGCTGGATTTCGTCGTAAAACGCTTTAACAACATTGGCAGATTCGACTAACGATTGGCGATTTTTCTCACCGCCTTGATATTGCTCTACGGCGTGATTCAGTAACTTTGTGGCGATATACGCTTTATCTTTGGCGTCTAATTGCAGCTTTTCTGTTCCGGTATTAAAGGATTCCCAAAATCCATTCCACGCTTCTGTCTGCTCTTCGACGGTTTTTGCCGTACTCAACCGGACACTAAACGAGGCCGTAGAGGCATTCAGCTTGGCTAACTCGTAATCTCTCCAGGCTTCTTTGGTCTCTTTTAGCTGCTGAAACTGTCGTTCGGTTTGCTTTGACGACACTTCATCCAACCCACTAAACGCAATCTTCCAGAGTTCATCGCGCACTTCCGGTGTCAGGTCTTTGAACTGTTTATTCAGAATCAGCTCTAAATCGCCCCGTGTTTTTTCAACACCATCTTCCGAGGCCCCGGACACCACCTGAGATCGCAATTCAAGCAGTTTGTCTCGGATGAGGGTTTGAGCCAGCAGCTTCCCTTCGGCTTGTTGCGTCTTCACCTGGGTTTCGTAGGCCTTATCCACGGTGTCTTGCTTCTCTTTTAGGGCTTTCTGGTATAACGCCAGACCACCCGTCAAGTTACCGACAATACCGGCAAGTGTCTCCGCTCCTTTCGATTGGGTTCTGCTTTGTGCCTCTTTTACCTTGGCATCTGCGATCGCATTGATCGAGTTTAATTGAGCTTGATACGCTTGCTCTTGGTATTGTCGAGCTTCTGCAAACTTCTGACCGGTTACATCCGGAATGGGTTGATGGGTCGGAGATTGCAGCGACATCGGATTTGGACGATTTGAATCAATCCCGATGACCCTAACCAGTTGGGATTCTGCCATATAATCACCAAAATTAACCGTAATAAGGATACTGATCCGTACGAACATCCACGCCTTGCTGGATGGTCTTAGATGGCTGTTGGTACTGCTGCCAAGACGGCGTGGATAGCTGTCGTTGAGTAGGGTTCGCAAATAGTGGGGTGGCTTGCGATAGGATTCCGGAGGCACTATTCAGAAACGATAGAAATCCATAATTAGGAGTTGCACGGCGTTGTGCTGAAATAGACGCTTGTTGCGACCGCTCGCTGATCATGTTGGATAAATACCCCATGTTGGCACTCGCCGCCGAGGACTTATACGCCGCGTCTGTCGCGATCTTGTTTCGTTGGCTCTCTAAGTCCAAGAGTTTCGTGTTGTAAACGTTTCCAATGTCGGTTGCTTGCTGTTGTCGGTCGGCGGTCGATCGGTAGTACTCCGCCGTCTGTTGTCCGAGCTGTCGCTGATACCCAGCCATCGTGTCCGCGTATTCGGTGTTGGCGTCTACCGAACGGTTCCTTGTAGCCACATCATCTTGAGTAGTTTGAAACACGTCCAGCAACGACGCGAGTAAAGCCTCTTCGTTGGCCTGCTGTGTGCCTGATGTGAGGGCGTTACCCTGGGTTGCCGCCGTAAAGAACGACAACGCATCCGCCCTGGTTTTTTTATCCTTGAGTAGTTCCTGAGCATATTGAGCCAGTTGGTTGCGGGATTGGACCATCAGATTCGCCGCCTCTTGATTCGCATTCACCAAAATGTTATTTGCCGACTCATTGGCTTGTGCTTCAATTTGTTTGGCTTGCGTTTGCATCGAGGAGATTTGTAGATCTTGCTGTAACCGCTCCAGCTCCATCCGCTGGCGTTCTTGCTGCGTCTGTGCATCAATGATCTGCATTTCGCGATCGCGCATTTGCTGCGAGTACGCTTTTGTACTTTCAAAGTGCGCTTGTGCTAGACGCAATCGGTCTTCTGAGGCCAGAGCCTGAGCATCTAAAGCCTCTTTCTGTGAGCGTGCTGCTTTATTTTGTTGGGCTACTTGGGTTACGGTTCCAACAGCGGACAACCCTAAACCCACAATCGGTATTGCGGCTCCCATACCCTAATCTCCATAACTAAGCGAACTCTTTGATTTGCTGCTGGTGGTGATTTGATAGCCGACAAGATCAAAAGCCGTGTCGCTAAAGGCCCAAATCATCGACTGGAAGGCGTAGCTCGTACCGATGATCGGCTCCACCATCCGGGCAAACCGTTTGTATTGTCGAGATGACGGCGTGATGTCAAACGAAGCAACATCCCAATAAATGTCTGAAAATCCATACACATCCGCCGTCGAAAACCCTTCATCCAATTCCTCATAAATAAAGACCAGGTTGAAGTTCAGCAGCACCTTATATCGACCAATAATTTCCTCGTAATTTTGGAAACTCGCCGCGTTGACATCGTGATCTGTATAAACATCCTGACCAATGGTGTTATCAAAATATCCGATGTAGTGGGTCAAGTTTTTCAGCTTGTGCAAGGACTCCCGCAAAAATAACGGAGACTTGTGATAGCTGGGATAGAGGCTTCCATAGGTCAAAATTGCACCGTTGACACCGGATGCAAAGGTCAGCTTATAACAGCCGCTCGTGACGTCCTCTGAAACCGTGTAATCCACGCCCTGAGCCAGTTTAACCTTGTCTCGATACACCACTACCGGGTAGGTGTTGTCTTGAGCACGTTGCTCAATGGTTAACGTGTTCCCATCACCGGGTAGTGTAAGCAAATACACGGTGGACTTGTGGGTTTTGACCCAATCATCCCCAAATACAAGCTTACTACCGTTGAGATACACCTCACAATCTTGGATACTGGTCACGTCCAAAATCCTGAAACCACGGCCGTCTCCAGTCTCTTCAATGGCGGTTGGGTACTCCATCTTCCAGGCTTTTGTCGTATACGTTAATTTACGCACCGGGATGTGGGTGACAATCTCAAACGCACTCGACCCGCTGACTGTATAATGCGTCACCTGATCAAAATAGTAGGCGCTCCGGAGTCTCAGGTATTCAATGTTGGTGGGTGCGGTTGAAAAGCTGATGTATTTGGTGGACGCGATAATCGGCGTCACCTGGTTTGATGACGAGACCAACAAGGCTCCGTGAAAGCTGTGCCACACACCCCCCGTTGTGCTGTACTCTGTCCAGGCTCCACGAATGGTTGAATACACATAGAGATGATCGGAGACATACGGTTGGTTGACCCCGCTGACGGACACATACACGTCTTCGTTCAATGAGTCGTACATCATCCAAGCCGTACCCTCGTTGTACGGGGTATTGACACTCGACAACAAGTTCCGGATCTTGATCGACCGCTCACCCGCTGTGTAATCCCCGGCCTCAACGGTGGGTGTGATGTCATAGACACCCGATGAGGATAAAAAGAGTACGGTCTTATCCACTTTGATCACGGATAAGGGATTCACGGCTCCCAATGCCGCGATGTAGTTCAAGAATGTGTTGGTGGGTGTGATCGTACCCGTTTGGCCGCCGTGAATCCGATAGATGGCTTTACGGGTAAAGACAAACAAATTGTTTTGATACTCAATCAACCCGGTAATCAAGTCATCGATGGTATTGGCGATCAACACGTCCACCGCGTCTGTTGATAGCCCGCGCTCTAAGGACGTTTGATAATTGTTGTAAAACGTTCCGGCACGGGTACTGTCGAGTACGTTACTCATCAGCACCATCATGGGGTTAGATGGGAAACCACCAAACACGATACGGCCTTGGTAAATCGTCACTGTCCGTGGAAAACTCCCTCTTGAATAGTCCGCCACGACCCCTAGACCGTACGCCGCAAAGATAGACCCATCCTTAAAGTCCGTTCGCTCTGATAACGCGGCGGTTCCAACAACAGTGACATCCACTTCGGCATTGATGATCTCAACAACCGATTCGGGTGACATGCCGACTGGGTTTGTGGCGGTAAAACTCACGTAGGCTCCCACCGTCGTAGGATTGGTGATCGTCGTAGACCACGCGGCATCTCTGAGATAATACGTAGGGCTTGATGAGGGTGTCCCACTTGCCGCTGTTGGGTTTGTGTTTTGGGTGTAGAGTCGGTTGTTGACATACACCAACAGCTTGTTCGCGGACTGACCTTGACCCCCGCGAAAGGTCAGTTTAACCGACCGCAAAAAGTGTACGGCGTCTGGTGCTGACGGGGTTGACCCGGCGTAGGGTTTAACGTCACCGAACGTCACATAGGCTAACCCTGGAGTGATGGGATCGGCGATCGCCTTATCGTAACGACCTCCTTGCGAATGATTCCACTCGGTACTGGCGGTTGGCTTAAAATCAAATTTGAACGTAAACGGATCATTGTAGTTTGTCGATTTGAGGACCTCAATCCCGTAAAACCCGTAAAAGGCTTCCTGAACCCCTTGAGTAATCCGAGTGCTAATTTTCACATTTTGATCGTCAACCGACACATGAAACCGTGTGGTGTGCTGGTGGATTTGATCGCCTTCCATCTTGATCGACTCTGACCACCACTGCCATGTGATAAAGACAATATCAATCAGATCAGACGGTGCAATACTGCCATGGGTGAGGGTGGTCGTTCCCCCGGAATACGACACACTAAACCCACTCGCCACTCTGACTCCGTTTCGGTAGTAGAGGATGTTGGTTGCGGCGATTTGAGCAAATCGGTCATCACTGAATGCATAGGATCCAGGGGTCGTCGCGGATCCCGAATGTTCTACCAATGAGACCTGGATTGGAACATTCACGCCCGTCGTCATGATGATCCTGGGTTCAACCTCACTGGTCATGACAAAATCACAGCGCACCCCGGCGGCTTTTGATGACCACACATTTGATTTTGTCATGACCGGTATTAAGGCATTATTTTCGTAAGCGTAGACCACCAGACTGGTTTGTTCTTTGGCGATCAAACCCGTCTGACCGTTTTTATAAGCCACCGGGATTAACGTGGTTCCAGAGGCATCCGTTAGCCCGGATCGGTTGTAAAGACTCAGACTCCCGGATCGCTTGACGATGTCTCCCTGTTGCGAGACATAAACATTCCGCATATCGGGTGAGTCTTCAAGCGGGATGTTGAGTCGTGAGCTGATGGTGTTTAATCCACCGTACAGCGCCGTTTGTAGAACTTCATCATCTCGTGATCCCATCCGGGTCGAACCCAGAGGCCCCGGTATCCCTTGTTGATTTGAATTGTCGAGTGCCATTATGCTCGTCTCCACCCTTTGTACATGTTCCCGCCGAGCGACGTTGCGGCCGTGTTCCGACCCCGCAGTTGCAGCGCTCTCGCTTCGTATTGCTTGTTAAACTCCGTGAGTTTTGCCACATCTGCACTCCGATCCGTACCAAACAAATAAGCAGCACGAATGATCACCAGTTCTAAATAGGGATCGGGGATGACGGTAAATACGCCGGAGTCCGTGGATGGCGAGTCCACCCATTGGGTGATATAAAACCAAATTTTGGCCTGCTCTGTTGTATTTGTGGGGTACGGTGAGATCCGCACTTGCTTGTCTGTAATTGGGCTAAAGTAATACGCCCGATTAGAAGCGTCACTATACGGGCTATCGGGTAGTTTGATAAACTCCGATTCAGGGATAAACAACAAATCAAATCGACCCCCGCCGGCGTCATACGCGACTCCACGGATGCGTTGGGTAATCTCCGGTAACGTGGCGATGTTACCCACCCAAGCGGTCGCGATCGTCTCAATGCGTGCCCAATACCAATCACTGAGGTTACACACATCGATCAAGGCGGTGCGAATGGCACTTTTGACCATCGCCCCAATCGTATTGTTCAAACTCGGTAAGGGCCGTTCCCCGCATTTGAGCAAGACATCATTCGCCACGTCGATTAACGTAAATGCCATAAAAAACCCCTAGCGTAATCTCTAGGGGTATGTATAGCGATCCTTTGGTGGTTGTTGAGGTGGTTGAGTGCAAAATTTAGACTAATCCATCTTCATCCGTGCTAATGACTACCGCCGCATCCTCTCTATAAAGTTTAGCGCCGTAGATTTGAGTATGCACGACATGGTATTCCTGATAGTCAGTTGACCAAGAAACGTCCATCATTGGCATCTTTTGAGGCCAAAAGGCAAGCCATTCCGGATGACATAAGATGGCGGAGTAGTAATTTGCCGTGAGGGGAGTGATCGTAAAATCACTCTGGGTAGGGTAATAGGGAGATCCCGTCATCCCTGGTGTGGGTGCAGGGGTACCATCGTCACCATTGGTATACCCGGTCAGCGAGTTAATGGTCAAATTCGAGGTGAGGACGACAGGCACCCCCAAAATCTCACCAATCGTCCCTCTAGAAATATCCGATATTTGCCCATAATCCTTGTGGATAAACTTCGGTTCATTCAGCAATCCAGCTTTATGACCCACACCCACGATTAACACCCGTCCCTCTTGGGGGACTTTGCGTTTATCGAGTATGGTATTCGCCGCCAAGATCGTCGGATAGTCGATCGGTGAGGACGATACGATGTGGGACGACG